AGTCACCCCATTTAAGATGCCTGCAGGTGTAACATCTGTTTGAGCTTGTGCACCAAGGAAAGTTGTATCAATTAGAACTTTGCTCGCTTCAATCAAATCATTTAACACAAGTTGGTCAATTGCTGGATCTGCACGACGAAGAAGTTCCTGCGTGTAAACAGTGATTGCAGCAAGTTTATGCTCTTTGATTTCAATACTGCCAAAAGTTGGATTGGTTAAAGGTTTTTTCTGACCTTCGCCAACCCAAGAAGCGGTACCACCAGTTAATTGGCCGTTAATTTTCACATTGAATGGAACTGAGCGAAAACCTTTCAATTTATCGAAAATTGTTGCATTGCGAAGCAATTCAAGGAAATCGCCCTTATATGTATCTTGTTGAACCAAAGGTGCTGCAAATCCAGCATCAGTCGTTGTACCAAGTGTTGCTTTTTCAATGTACTGAATCGTGTCTTGGCTATAACCAAGTTGTTTTGCAGCTTCCACAACTGTAAGAATGTTACCTTGCTTTTGCTCATGGCATGCAAGCATTTTTGCACGGGCAAACTGAGCGAACGGAACACCTTTTGGAAGATTTGACGAAGTAGTAACAACAGTTTTAGTTGTTTTGCCTTCTGCAGTATCTTTGGCGCCTTGTTCAGATTGACCATCAACTGGTGTAGCTGTTTTCGCAGCTTTATCTGCTTCTTCAATCTGTTTGCGAACACGGGCAATATTCTTTTCAATTGCTTCGATTTCTTTTTCAACAGCCTGAATCGCGGCTTCTGTATCTTCATCAGGAGTTTGACCAGCATCTAATGACTTAGTCATATGTCCTTGAAGTTCAAGATTCTTAGCAGCCAAAGCATCAAGAAGCTGTTTTAAATATTTATTCATACTAATTTTACTCCACCCTTTGTTGGGCTTTTAAGTTTTACAATTACGTGTTTTTGCTCAGATGAAGCGCCATCTGAAACGGTTTTCTGAGGTTGTTCGCCCAACGCGGCTTTGTATTCCTCGAAAGCTTTTGAATAATCTGTCGCACTCTCGCGATTGCATGGGATAGTCACAAGGGAAAGCTCGTACCACTCCCAATCGTTGAATTGGATGCCACCACCTTTGATGAATTCGGCTTGCTCCCAGTCTGCCAAGAAGCCAACTGATAGGCCTTTGACCAATCCATATTTAAGGCTTTGATAGGCTTCATCGACTCGGGCCTTTAAATTGCCTTCTTCGATGATTTCAGGAATGTGAATTTCAACTTCAATCCCTTTATCTGTGACCTTGGCATCAATGACCTGACCAATCGGGGCGTTATGTTCATGATGAAAAAGCAAAGGCAGTGGCAATTCAAACTTAGCACCACTTGGAACCATGATGTCTTTTGCTCGATCTGAATTAGGTGTGCTTGCTATACCTTTAAAGGTTCGCTTTTCATCATTTGTGCTTTTGATTTCAAAAGAGCCAAATGATTTTTTTAGAGCTGGCATCTGGCTCTCCTTAAAATGAAAAACCGCCAATTAAGGCGGCTATTGAGTTAAATTTATTTAAACGAAAAAGACGTTATATTCTTTCTGCACTGGCTCAGGATTCATACTCATCAAAGCCACAGCGTTAAATGTCGCAATTAATGGATCAATCTTTCCAACACCTGATTCTTGCTTTGAAATCATCATGCCGTTGCCTTTGACAACTGCCCGGGCATTACCTACACACCAGGTCATTAACTGCGAACCTTGGTGAAATAAATTGCGTTCAGCTAGTTTTCGCTCAGTTGTCAGAATATAGCCCATTAATTTAAAGCCTTGGGGCACTGCAATCATTTGTTCTTCAGGAATGCCAACTTTAAGCAGGCCATCCAAAAGCCCACCTAAACCAAGTGGATCAAGGCCGATTTTGTTTAACTTTCCTGAATCAAAAACTTGCTTAGCAATTTTGGCTAATTGATCAATGTCATCACCTATTCGCTCAACAATTGTTAAGGATCCTTCTTGAACACAATCTTGATACTTTGGAGCATTCTCTTTACGCCGATCGACTGCAGTTGTATTACACCAAGCATGATTCCATAACCACCATTTACGGCTTTTTGCATGCCGACCAAGTACAGCAAATCCCAATAGGTCATCCAAACCACCACCATCTATGCCGATGGTGATTACATCTGATTGATCAATTAATTTATTGAGTGTGAATTGCTTAGATTGTGGCAACCAAAATTCTGAGCCAGCCCATCGATTAGCACGAAGATTCATGCCGATTTCGACATTCAAGCGTTTGGCTAGAAAATCCCGAAAGTTTTCTTCATCTGAATCTTTAGATTGCTCAAAGTCATCTTTTAACTGTTCTGGATCTACACTGGTACCGTAATTTGGATTAGGGATGTGAAAGTTTTTAGGATCAAGATGCTCATTGTCCTCGATCATCTGTTTAGGAAATTCATAGATCAAAGGTAGAAACTTTCTGTTCTCTTTGATTCCATCCCTTACATCACGTGCATAATCCAATTTTTGCTTAAACACACCACAAGGTACTTCACTTGCTTGGGTTGTTAAGTAAATGATGCAACCTTCTGGACGACTTGCTAAACCGCCAGTCGCTTCACGAAACATTGAAGCAGCACGAGCATTCTTTTGGAATAAATGAAGCTCATCAATTAATATCCATGAAGCCTTTTTACCACCTACAGTATTAGAATCTGCTGCTACAACTTTTAAAGTGGCATTTGTTTCACGATGCTTAATCGTTTTTTCGTGTTCAGAAACATTAAGCAATGCCTTTAATTCAGGATCTGCACTTATCGCCTCTTTAATAGGTCCAAAGCTGTTGTCTGCAACTTCTTTTGTAGGTGCCAAAATAATGAGTTCTGCTGCCTGACGATCATTCATAATCAAGGCTGTAAGCATGATGAATGCTGCTAACGTTGATTTGGAGTTCTTCTTGGGGATGAGTAGGAAAAACTCAGTAATCAGTCTCCGACTATCCTCTTCACTATAAGCACCGAAGATTGCAGAGACGAATTCAAATACCCAAGGTCTTGTAATTTCACCCATGGTGGGCTGACCCATAACATCAGTGACAATCAGACTTTTAAAAACATCTAAAGCCATCTCAGCTTCATCTTCAAACAGTGGCTCACAAGGCATAAGTGACTGGCTTTTTATGATCTTGCTCTCCCAATCTGGGCAAGCAGTTGTCCAGTCTGGGAGTTTTGCGGTCATGCTTTTAACTCTAGTTGAAATAAAAAAACCACCCTAAGGTGGTGTAAAAATTTGTCTGACAGGTTGCGAACCCCTGTTTTAACTACGCTGTTTCGCCCACTGCTAGCGGGTTATTACGTTGGCAGTTGTGGTCCTCCTTCCTCCAACGCACCGTATCGCCTACGGATTCAGACAAAACTGATTAAATTGGATTTAATTCAATGTTAATTCTGGCTTGGCGTGATGAGTTTGTAGCATCTTCATCAAGACACCATTCAACCATCACAACTTCATAGCGTTTATCTTTAAATACACATCGTTGCCCAATTGATGGGACTTGCGTTAATGCACGATATGCAAACTGATTAACTTGACCAACAATAAAGAAATTTATTGCGAACTTTTCCATAAAATACCTTTATCTTTTCAGCTATATCGTTTTCGTGCTGCCCTTGTTGCAAACTTACCTGCACCGCCAGCAATATCTCTTGCTTTATCTTTTTGAGTTTCTTTTTTACCTTTAGTACCGACTTTCCCATGCACATAAGGCATTGCAGCTTGAGCAGCTTTGAGTCTTAAATCAGGATCTTCGCCTTCATTTGTCCAAACCTTTTTTAAGTATTCAAGTGGATCATCCACACCGCCAACAGCAATATCATCTCGACCAACGAATTGACCATTTGCTTGTTCGACTTCAGGTTCAATACGCTCAACACTAACAACTTCAACAAAGTTTTCAGCTTTAACTTTTTCTTTCTCAACTTTAACTTTTTGAGAGTCAGAAGTTAACTTTTTGTCAGCCTTTAACTTTTCAATATAACTGATAATGTCGGGGTTTTTAGCAAGTTTTGCACCTGCTTGTGCTGCTGTTTTTTCTGCATAACCTGCTGTAATTGCAGAATCTTTATTGCTTAGACCACTAACTACAGCCTGAGCAAATTTTCTCATTTTTGCAGTTAATGACATAATTCACCTTTAACTTTTGAGTTAACTTTTTGATTAACTTTTTTTGAAAACAGAATTTTTTTTATAAATGAGATGGTGGGCGGTCTAGAAATTTTAAAACATTTCAAGATTTTACCTCCCCCCACCACATGAGAACACTTCTCATTATATTATTGATTTTCCTCAGATTGTTTTACTGAGCTGTGACATGACGCACATAAGCTTTGATGGTTCGTAGTATCCCAAAACAACTGCTTATCGCCTTTGTGTGGCTTGATATGATCCACTACAGTCGCCTCTGTAACCTGTCCAAGTCTTTCACAATAAATACAAAGCGGATTCAACTGTAAAAACTTTAACCGATACTGCTGCCACTTATAACCATAGCCACGTTGAGTAGATGACTTCCCATCACGCCATGAGGTTCTTAATTCATTCTTCGGTTTGGGATTGATTGTCTGTAGCTTGGTTTGGAGTCGCTGAAGCTTCATTACTATCTACCACTTGGAGTTCTGATAGAACCGCATCTATTTGCTGTTGATTGGTTGGATAAACTTCAATAACAGCCTTCCTTGGTACCATTAACTAAGTGAGATTGATGTTTAGAATTGTTGTTGGGTGCAGGGATTACAAATACAACTCTAGGCATTGTCATTCTCCAAATACTTACCAACCAAATCATCAATATCAGAAGCACGTACTTTCAATGCTTCTTTAGTGTCATGTGGAATTCGTGGATCCAATCCCATACCACGCATGAAATTAGCAACTGATTCAAGCGCCTCTAATAATTCATCGTTATTCATATCTCACCCATCCAAATACCCAGAACTTTCACTCTCACCATCCAAATCCAAATGCTCAAGCAAGTGATTAATCTGTGCTGCTTGCTCGTTGTTGATCTGAATGAGTTGATTGTTCTGTTCGATTAGTTTGTTGTTCTGCTGGATCAATAACACCAAGACCTCGCAGGACTTTCCGCATTCGTTCTTTTGCTCGTTCACTTTGTTTCCTTATCCATTGTCTACGCTGTTCACAGCCTTGGCATGTCATATCTTCACCCAATAAAAAAGCCCTGAAAATTAGGGCTTTTAAATAATGTCTAAGCTTTTAAATTTCGTATGAGTCTAATGAATTCACTATACTCATCTTCATTATCAAACTGAATTTTATAAGTTGTACCATCAACAAAAAAAAGGTTTACATGACTACAATCGGTAGCTGATTCAATAAACTTGATAGTTGTTAAGTTAAAATGCTTATTCCCATACTGGAAAAATAATGATGTTTCTAACATAAAATCAATCCTAAATATTATTGTTTTCTCAAAAATTCTTTTGTCCAAGTCAATGTTTGCATTGCCTCAATATGACTTACTTCCATATCTCTGATTTCGTTGTACTTGGATTCAATTTCTTTTAAAAAGTCATCCTTAAATCCTGGGTTATGTTTTTCAAGCGCATTTGCAAAACTTGATGACAAAGCAGCTAACAATAAATGAGTTTGATCTACTGGGTTTTCTTTTGACATGATGTTCATCTTATTTAAAATTGTAGATTATATATGATGATAGCTCTTGAAAAATTCAAGTCTTTTTAATGTCTTTAAGTTGAATTTCAATATTCTTCAAGTACTCATTAATCTGCTTCACTCTCAACTCACATTGATTTTTAAACGCCCACGTTGAATTAAGATGATTAAGTGAAAGTAAGCGCGCTTTGTCTTCTTCGAGTAGCTTGAGGTTCTTTTGTGCTTCGGTTTTGTCCATAGTTCACCCTAATCCATAGCCTTCCATAGTCATCTCCAAGACAAAATAAAACCCCTTTCGGGGCAAAGGAAACGTAGCTAAAACTATTCAGACAATACAATCACAGTGTTAGCCTTATTGATCTTCTCCATTTGATCGTCTGAGGAATTTAGGTTTCTCTCTAAATACAGATCACGTGAAGCAACCATTAAATCATGACCATACTCAGCTTTGAGCGCCTTTTCTATTACAGTGAGAATGTGTGATTTACCACATCCAACATCACCACTAATTGAAATTTGAATTGTATTGATATTGGTTTTCATATTCTTACCTATGGTTTTTGAGGGGGATTCTTTATTGAACTTTTTGAGCTTAGAAAAATACATGGCATGTAACCGCCATTCTTTGATGTATATAAGCAATTCTTGCACTTGCATGTATTTGACATCTTTGATATGTGCTGAATTAGCAGGAGACTTTCACTTGGGATATGCTAGGCAGCTAACCGATAAAAGTTCTCTGCTATTTGATTTGGCGTTTTAAAATCCAAACTCTTTTGAATTCTTCGCTGA